CAGGAACAAGTGTCGTACTAACAACGGGTGCATCTACAGATGATGTTCTTGAGATGTTGGTATTTGACACGTTTGGTGTAGCTGACACTGTTAGCGCAAAGGATGGTGGTTCGTTTGCTGGTAACGTGGCAATGGGTGGTACGCTTGGTGTTACTGGTGCAGCCACCTTATCTAGTACACTTGGCGTTACTGGATTAATCACTGGTGCGGCTGGACTAACATTATCAGACGGTGACATTACGGTCGCAAGTGGGCATGGAATTAACTTTGCAGCAACCAGTGACAGTTCTGGAACAACCTCAAGTGAACTTTTTGACGACTATGAAGAAGGCACATTCACGCCAACATTTGCAACGGGGGTTACTAGTCCTGTTTATACTGAGCAAGTCGGCAGATATACTAAAACAGGTCGGCATGTTTATTTTGAAATTAGCATAAATTTAGCCAGTGGTAGTGGTAACAGTTCCACAGTTACATTAGGTGGATTACCATATTCTCCTAGTTCGGCTGCACCATATGGGGCGGCTTATTTATGTTATCAGCAAAGTTTTGAAACTGATGCTCCACTTGTTTATCTGACTAATGCTGGTGGAACAGTAATAACTTTATATAATTATTACACAGGAGCCTCATTCACAGGCAATGATGCAAATGGAATAACGGCACTCCTAAGAATTAATGGGCATTATATGGTTTAACTTATTTGGATAATAGGTCGGACAGGAGAATGAAATGGCGTTAACAGAAGAAACAGTACAAGACAAAATTGAAATTATAAACAGCACTAGCGTCCAAGTTAGAACTGCTACCATCATCAAGCGTGATGGCGTAGAGATAAGCCGAAGTTTTCATCGTCATGTCGTACAGCCAAGCACAAAAGCAAGCGGCTCATGGGCAGACACAGACATATCTAGTGAAAGCACTGAGGTTAAAGCTATCTGTAATGCGGTATGGACAGATGCGGTAAAAACTGCTTTCCAAGCGCAACAGGATGCAGCAGCGTCGCAACTTGGGGGTGACTAATGAGTAAAGCAGCAGAACTAGCCGCGCTGATTGGTTCAGGTCAGGCGCAGGAAAATAAAAATCTTGTCATCAACGGTGCTATGAAGGTGGCACAGCGGGGTACATCAACAACTGGTCTTGGTACTAACTCTGCTGGCACATATCATACAGTGGATAGGTTCCTTGTGCTTGCTAATAACACTGCTGGTCGGTTTACTATGTCACAATCCACTGTAACTGATTTGCCCGGATTTGCTAATGCCTTAAAGTTAGACTGCACCACAGCAGATACGAGCATTGCTGCTGATGAATATATTTTGTTTGGAACTCGTTTTGAAGCGCAAAATTTACAGTCTCTTAAAAAGGGAACATCAAGTGCGGAGCCTGTAACTATTTCGTTTTATGTAAAAGGTAATGCAAACGCTACATATGTTCTTGAGATATTTGATAATGACAACAGTAGGACTATTAACAAAACATTTTCTGTTACTTCTTCTTGGAACAGGGTGTCTATTACTTATGCTGGTGATACTGCAGGTAGCGGATTAGGTGACGATAATGACATAGGTCTCCAGCTTGTATTTTGGCTTCACGCTGGCAGCAATTCTACTAGCGGTTCTTTACAGACCTCGTGGGGGGCGTATGACCAGACTAAGAGAGCAGCGGGAATATCTAGCTTTGTTGACAGTACAGATAGAACGCTAGAGATAACTGGGTTGCAAATGGAAATTGGAGAAGTAGCCACTCCTTTTGAGCATGAGGACTTTGGAACTACGTTACGCAAGTGTCAGAGGTATTATTTTAG